ACCCAACGACACTCAAAGTAGTTATGAAGGAATGGAAAGACAAAGGTCAAGAAGTTCCGGAAGAACTATTCAATACATTTGATGGAAATCAAACGTATTTAAAAAATAAAAAATAAACTAATAACTCAATAAGGAGATATAACTATGGCAAATACAAATGCTATGACTAAGAAAGATAATGCAGGTGCATTATCTACTATCAATCTAAGAGGAGACTCTGGAAGAGGTAGTGAAGAAATAAAATCGGACGATATGTCGACACCGATTTTAAAAATCCTACATCAGCTATCGCCTGAATGTAATCAATCTAATGCTAAATATGTAGAAGGTTCTAAACCTGGTATGATTTATGCTAAAGGTCTTGGTACATTAATAGATGGTAATGAAGGTGTGGAATTACTTGTTGCACACGTGCAAACAAGATTTCCAGAGTGGCAGGAAATGGGAGACACAGCGGCTCCACCTGTTGCAACACATTTAACTGTACCAAGTGATGCTGTTGAAGAAAGAAATGGTAAGTATAGACTGACCAATGGTAACTACTTAGAAAAAACTGCATATTTTTATGTAATAGTTTTAGGTGATGAACCTAGACCTGCGGTAATTACTATGAGATCATCTAACTTAACACCTGCAAGAGAATTGAATCAGTTGATTAAGAATCTAAGATTCAAAGATGAAAAAGGTGTCTACAATCCGGCAGCATATGCAGCAGTTTATAATTTAAAAACTGTTGGTAAAGTTGCAGGAAGTAAAAGTTGGCATGTTTATAAACCATCTATGTCTAGAGCTTTGGACGTATCTAAAAAAGAAGATGCGGACTTATATTTAATGGCGCAGGAGTTTCAAAAATCTGTGTCTAAAGGTTCTGCTAAACCTGAATATGAGAAAAGCGATAAACCAAAAACTGAAGATATTATATAATTCACTAAGTGAATACTTCGGAGATAGAGTGGCGACGGGAGACTGTTGCCACTCTTTAAAAAACATAGAGAGATATAGAAATGAATGATTTTATAAAATGCTTTACGGGGTTACAACGTAATTTTGGTTTTTGTAATATAAGCAATGGATACACAGATCCTAATACAGGTAAAATAAAATTTAATGCAGGTGACTATGGTTGGTCAGGTAAACCCATTACTGAAGATGATTATAGACTTCACTTACATGGAAAAAAATCTATAGGTATTCAACCTTGTGATGATAATGGTTTAGCATGTTTTGGTGCAATAGATATTGATCCTAAGGTATATAAAGACTTAGATATAAAAAAATATTTAGATATTATACAAGAAAAAGAATTACCATTAATACCAATTAAATCAAAAAGTGGTGGACTTCATTTATATTTATTTACTAAAGAATTTGTTAAAGCTAAAATTATTAGAGATTTTTTAGAACAAGTATTATTTTTATTTAAATTACCAATCACAACTGAGATATTTCCTAAACAAACTAAATTAGGTAGTGATACAAACGGAAATAAAGTAAATGGTAATTTTATAAATTTACCTTATTTTAATAAATCAGAAAGAGTAGCACTAGATCCTTCTGGAAAAGAAATGCCATTAGATTTATTTTTAAAAGTTGTAGAAATAAATAAAGCTGATATCGAAAAATTAGAAAACATATCTAATGATTTAATTAGAAAAGAATTAACTGGCGGTGCAGAAGAATTTAAAGATGGTCCACCGTGTCTAGAAATTTTATCTAAAAATAAAATGAAAGATGGTAGAGATAGATTTTTATATAACTATATGGTTATGGCTAAGAAAAAATATCCCGACAATTGGGGTAAGATGGTTTTAAAAGCAGGTAGAAATTATTTTGAATTTGATCAAATATGGACTGATGATTATATTGAAAAGAAAATAAAACATTGGGAGAAACAAGAAAAAGGACATACTTGTCATGATGATTTACTAGCACCTGTATGTATTAAATCAGAATGTGTAAAAAGAAAATTTGGAATTATATCGGATAAAAAAATTAATTGGCCTTTGATGACTAATTTAATAAAGGTAGATTTTAAACCTGATCCTGAATATTATTTTACAGTAGAAAGAGAAGATGGAGAAACAGTTCAAGTACATGCAAAAGATGTAAATAAAATAAAAGACCAACAAGAGTTAAGAGGTTTGATAATGGCTCAAGCAGATTTTCCACCGCCTCCTATAAAAGGAATGGATTTTTTTGAAATACAAAAAGCATTATTTTCAACTATTGATACAGTGCAACCGGCTCCAGGGACCACACCTATGGAAATATTAAAGAAACATTTGAAAGACTATATACATAGTACAGAGGCTACGAGTCATAACTCTTTTAAAAGTGGTAATGTACTAAAAGATGATACCTTTGCTTACTTTGTATACGATGAATTTTTTAATGATTTAAAAGATAATGAGTGGAAAAAAGATTCTTCTAGAACTTCTTATATGATTGAAAAAATGTTTGAGAAAGAAAAAGACCATATGCCTAAACCACAGTTTGGTAAAAAGAAAAGATTTCCTGGTAAAGATAAAAAGACAGATAAACCTTATCCAGGTGTAAATGGTTGTGCAGTCATACCATTATATTTATTTAAAAAAGATGAAGACGATGCTGATATAGTTGAATTAGCTGACTTCAAAAAACCAGAAGAAATTGTTTAATGATATATAAATACTTTGGTCCTCCAGGTACAGGTAAAACACACAAACTAATTAGTAGAGCTAAAGCATATATTAGAGTAGGAACTCCATTAGATAGAATAGGTTATTTTGCTTTCACTAAAAAAGCATCTAAAGTAGCTAAAGAAAGAATGCCAGTAGAAAATGATAAATTAAATTATTTTAGAACGCTTCATTCTTTTGCTTTTCAACAATTAGAATTAAATGATTCTATGGTTATGCAACCAGAAGACTATGTAAAAATAGGAAAAGAATTAAATATAAAAGTTAAATACTACGATAAATATAATCAAGAAGAAATTTTTTATTTAAATATTGATAGTCCATATTTTAAAATGATTGGTAGAGCAATGAATAGAGATATCTCTGTAAGAGAAGAGTACGATAGAAATGAACATAATAAAAAAGAAATAGAATGGTATATCTTAAATAATTTAGACAAAAATTTAAAAGAATATAAAAGAATTACAGGTAAGTTAGATTTTAATGATATGATAGATAGACTGGTTCATAAACCTGATCTACCAAAATTTAAAACTATATTTATAGATGAAGCTCAAGATTTATCTCCACTACAATGGAAATTATTTGATACCTTAAAAGAAAATACAGAAGATATGTATTTAGCAGGAGATGATGATCAAGCTATTTTTGCATGGGCAGGTGCAGATGTAGATAGATTTATTGAAGAACCTGGAAAAGAAAAAGTTTTAAAATATTCAAAAAGAATATCTAGAGCAGTTCAAGAAGAATCTGAATTACCTTTGGAAAAAATTAAAGGTTTAAGAAAAGAAAAAGTTTATTATCCAAGAGACTATCAAGGTGAATGTTTAAGAATAAATAACTTAGATCAAATAGATCTAACACAAGGTAGATATTTAATATTGACTAGAACCATACATAGATTGGTACAAATTACAGAAGAGCTAAGAAAAAGAAATTTATATTATCAAAGTAATAAAGGTAAAAGTTTTCCTGTGAGATTATATAATTCATCTGTACACTATAATTCATGGTGTAGGGGAATAGAATTAGAAGATAAAGAAGTAAAACAAATAACAGAGTTTACTGGTTTACCAAAAGAAAGATGGAATAATAATGTAGATTGGTTTGAAGCGTTTGAACAAACTAAACTATCCGACAGAATATATATTAAGGAAATGCTTACAAATGGTGAAAATTTAGATGAAGATGCTCGTATATATGCTTCTACAATTCATGGAGCTAAAGGTGGCGAAGAAGATAATGTTATTTTATGTTTAGATTTAGGAAGAACAATAAAGAAATCAGTTAAAAAAAGTGATGAGAAGAATGATGAGGAACATAGAGTTTGGTACGTAGGAGCAACACGTGCAAGAAACAATTTATATAAATTAAAAGGTAAAACAAAAAAGAATGAATACAAACACTTTAGCTAGATTATACAATAAGTATAAACAGAACGGGATAGAGATATTACTCAGCGGCGGTATAGCAGCGTCGTATAAAATTGATTTGGTTCTCGAATCCCAAACAATCATCGCCGAATCAATAACTGCTATAAAAAAAGGAGAAACATGAGAATACTAACAAGCGATATACTAATAACAATAACACTAACATTTTTTATAATTAACATAATGGAGGTTTTAAAATGACAAATAAAGATATATTTAAAGATGCATTTCCACAAGATAAACAGATAGGTGGGAGTCACTACAAAGACTTTCACATTCAACCATATGAATTTATTTCTAAGAATGACCTTTCTTTTTTCCAGGGAAACGTTATAAAATATGTATGTCGTTACATGAATAAAAATGGCATACAAGATTTAGAAAAAGTAATTCATTATTGTGAATTAGAAATTAAAAAACTGAAAGATACAAAAGGTAAAAAATAATGTTGATGCCGACTACAGAATGGGTAGCACCTACAGAATTTCCTGATCTAAGAAAAGCAGATGAGATTGCAATTGACTTAGAAACCAGAGATCCTGATTTAAAGAAACTGGGTTCAGGGGCCATTATAGGTAATGGTGAAGTTATAGGTATAGCTGTTGCTGTAGATGGATATAAAAATTATTTTCCAATAGCACATGGTGAAGGTCCTAATATGCCTAGAGATCAGGTGTTAAAATGGTTTAAAGATGTTTGTGAATCACCTGCTACAAAAATATTTCACAATGCAATGTACGATGTATGTTGGATTAGAAACCTTGGTATAAAAATTAATGGTTTAATTATAGATACTATGATTGCAGCCAGTCTTATAGATGAAAACAGATTTCAATATTCATTAAATTCTTTATCTTGGGTTTATTTAAACAAAGGTAAAAATGAATCTTTACTTACCAAAGCAGCTAAAGAAAGAGGTTTAGATCCTAAAGCAGAAATGTGGAAGTTACCTGCAAGTGAAGTAGGTGGATATGCGGAAGAGGATGCAGCTCTAACT